GGGGCGCTTCGGCGGCAAGCCGCCTGCCCCACCTCGCCCTCCTTTACCGTTACACATAGGGGTGGGGAGTGTGACTCATTCTTATTAATTAGGGTCTAGGGTTAAGTCTCTGGTCCTGTACGGGGGGACCCGTACCGGCAAGACGACGTGGGCACGTTCGCTTGGGCCCCACATATACTGCATTGGACTGGTCTCCGGCACCGAGTGTGCCAAAGGGGCTGACGCAAGATATGCCGTCTTCGACGACATCCGCGGTGGATTTGGATTCTTTCATGGATACAAGGAGTGGCTCGGTGCTCAGCCTCATGTATCCATCAAGCAACTTTACCGGGAGCCCTTCTACATGAAGTGGGGAAAGCCTACGATTTGGATTTGCAACACGGACCCGCGGCTGGACGCTTACGCGCTCAACGCTAAGCCCGATTTTGAGTGGATGGAGGGGAATGTGGATTTCATTGAAGTTACAGCCTCGCTTATCGAGTCTATTTCTCATGCCAGTACAGAGTAGAGTTGTATGACAACGAGAGTTGATCTGTGGAAACGCCATTCGACTTGAAAAAGTCAATGACATAGTAGTCACCCATGCCTTTGATACCTTCGGTTGAGTAGCCTCGCAGCTCAGTGCCTGATCCCAGCTCGTCATCGTCATAGTACAGATTCTTGTTCATCCCGTGCCAACGGTTGTACGTGCGCATAACGCCCGACTCGTTGCCTGCTTGGATTGTGGTGGTCTTGTCGTACTCGATGCTGACGCGGTTCGAGTCTAGCGGGGCTAGGAACTCATCGTCCCAGTCATAATTGCGGGTCCCTTTGAAGATGACCCGGGCAATCTGGTCGAAGAGGGCTGTGCTTTGTGTCCAGGTGGTTGCTACGCGAGTCATGCCGGAGCCTGTGGCGCCGGTTTCTCTGTAGCTGAGTAGGGCTGTGCTTGTTGAGGAGCCATAGAACACGTCTCCTTTGAGTCTGAAACAGACTCGTCTCCACTTCCAGGGACCTCCGGTGTCGGTGCGGATGCCTATCACTTCTTTGAAGCCGCGCATGAAGCAACGGCTGCTAGTGCGGGTGGAGTCATTGATCGGGTCCCCGCCTCCTCCGTTGGCGGTGATGCCTGGACGCATGGTGGGGATGAAGGGGATCATGTACGTCAGCTGTCCAGAAAGGATAGACCTTCCGTGGCGGAGCTGGCCGGGGACGACAGTGCCGGCGTCAATGTTCGTCACTTGAAGCATCGTGTCTCGCTTCTTTTTGCTGGTAAGGTTCAAGATTCGCTTGTTGCTCATCTTTCGGGGATAGCGGCGTTTCGTTGTGGGGTAGCTTCGGCGTCTCCGAGCTCCACCAGACCCTTTTCGGGTGGTGCGCCGGGTGTAGCTGCGCTTTCCCCGCTTTGTTGTCCGGTAGGCCATTTGGTTGGGGCATGAGAGATTTGGAATTCGGGAGGGGGTGAGGGGTACTTATAGACACAGGTGTGTCCTGTGTCCTGGGCTATAACATTAGTTTGCCCAGGACTTCGGAGAGCACAGCACGTGATGCCAGCTTTTGTTCACAACTATCGTTATGCCCTCCTCACCTACCCCCAATGCGGCGACCTCGATCCCTGGAGAGTTATGGAACGCCTTTCATCTCTGGGAGCTGAGTGCATCATCGGAAGAGAGCATCACGAGGATGGAGGACTTCATCTTCACGTGTTCGCAGACTTCGGACGGAAGTTTCGAAGCCGAAAGACTGACATTCTCGATGTGGACGGTCGGCACCCAAACGTTGAGCCTTCTCAGGGAACACCAGAGAAGGGTTACGACTACGCAATCAAGGATGGCGATGTTGTCTGCGGAGGGCTGGCAAGGCCGGAACCGGGCGGAGTGGGAGCTGGGCCGTCTGCTGACAAGTGGGCTCGAATTACGCAAGCGTCGGATCGAGACGAATTTTGGGCTCTGGTCCATGAACTGGATCCCAAAGCTGCTGCATGCAGTTTCAACGCACTCAGCAAGTATGCTGACTGGAGATTTGCCGAGGTCCCTCCCGAGTATGAGCACGATGGACGAATTACATTTGTTCAGGGAGATGCTGATGGAAGAGATGACTGGGTATCGCAATCTGGTATCCGACTGGCAGAACCATTTTTAGGTACGTCTTTTGCTCCTAACGTCGGGCTTAAGCGGTGGGGGCGCTTCGGCGGCAAGCC